TCATGGAGAATTTGCAAAAATAAATCAAATTCCGGCGCTATGAAATACAGCTTCAAAATAGACCAAATCAACTCAATTGAATGGGGATTCAACCCATCAGAAGCACTTCTTTTTGCCTATCTTTTTGAACTTCCATCATGGGCCGAATACTGGATTAGTAACGGCAAAATCTTCTACCACGCAAGTCGAAACAAGGTCGTTTTGGATGCCCCATTGGTGTCCGATAAACCCGATACGATTTACCGATTGTTCATCTCTTTAGAGAAAAAAGGAGTGCTTGAATATGAGAAGAACGGGCGCAAAGATGGCATCTGTTTTACCGATAAAGGGAAGCTCTGGAACTCGGAAAAAAATCCGACTTTGATAGAAAACTCGGAAAATTTTCCGACTGAACTCGGAAAAAAATCCGAGAAAACTCGGAAAAAAATCCGAGAAAACTCGGAAAATTTTCCGACAAATAATCTAATTAGTAATAATAGTATTAATACTATCTCATTAAAAGATAATTCCGAAAATGAATTTTCGACTGTCCTGGTTGAAGAAGATGAAGAATTGAAAATTGAAGTCCACCACATTGATGATTATTTCGATGACGAACCAAAAGAAAAAGAAAAAAAAGTTGCGCCAAAAAAAGAAAAAGAAACCCCGGCGCAAGACTTCGACTTCGTGCATGAGGTAGTCACTTACCTGAACGAAAAAAACAAATTCCAAGGCTTGAGCTTCAGACCAAATGGGAAACAAACTCAGGCGGTGATTTTTGCCCGAAAGAACTTAGACAAATGGACCTTGGATGATTTCAAAACCGTGATTGATTTCAAAGTGCATGAGTGGGCCAAATCTGACAAAATGAGGCACCTGCTTTGCCCCTCTACCCTATTCCGGGCCTGTTATGCAGAAACTTACCTGACGACGGCAAAAGCCTGGAAAGACAAACCGAACGTGACAGCTCAAAAAACCATCATTCCCCTTTACCGGGAAGAGGGTTATTCCAAATCAAATGTTTTATTTTAAAATCCATAGCATGAAAAAGAAGAAAAAGCCAGTGAAAACGGCAAAGCCAACAATTAACCAACTGATCACAAAGAAGTACAACGAACTTCTGGAGGATGTTGCGACAAATGACTTTTACAAAAAGGATTTGACCAACAATGTCAATGTCTACACTTGCCCAGATGGGCACATTACCAAAACCGTAGATGTAGACGCTGGAGTTACACCGTTCATGCACAAATGCAGCAAGTGCGATAAATGGGCAAGTAGTTCTTTTTGTAGGGACATTGCGCCAAACGAGGAGCCAGTTGAGGAATGGTACCGGCTAACCCTGGAAGAGACGTTAAAGCGCTTGCTTTGTCGGAAGATTGTTAAAACTGAAAAACCCGTATAGTATGAGACAATTAAAAATCAAAATGTTTCGGCTTGGCAAAGAGCCAGAAACCAGAAAAGTCAACAACCCTGAATACGAAACAAGGGTTGCACTTTCAACTGGAGCTGTAGACAAAAACGGGGCTGAAATCTTTGAAGGCGACATTACCTCCAGCGGCTACATCGTGACCTGGAACCAATGGCACTTTGCTTTCATGTTGAAGGGAATTGACGACCACGACTGGAAAGAAATGCTACTTGATGAGACCGATGAAAACGGGAAACCATATCCAGTGCCAACAGACTCTTCCATCGAGGTGGTTGGTAACATCTACGAATATCCAAGGCTATGAAAACCAACAACGATTTCAAAGAAGTTGACCAGCAAGCATCAAAATATTTTGCGGTTAAAGAGTGGACTGAAACCTGTCAAACCTGCAACGGTCACGGCACAATTATGAGAATGAAAAGTGCGGATGTCGGGTTTGTGTACACGCCTGAAACTTGTTCCAATTGCAATGGGGTTGGTGAGATCGATTACGAAAAAGAAAGTAAGCAACGAGTATGGAAAAAATAATTGACACCACAACCACAATGGAAGAGATTTTGGAGAAAACCGAACTCTCCAAGAATCATGGCCGGGGGTTCCTTGGAAAGAATTCCGACTTTGGAAAACCAGTGGAGGACGTTGGTCAAGTCTTGCAGCGCCTGGATAAATTCGAGTGGAAGGAAATAGAAAAGACGGATCCGCTTTCCAGTGCTTTGATCTGGCATAAAAGACGGATCAATTCAGGAAAGATTGAACAGGTAATGAGCTATGAGGATGCAAGGAAACTTTTTGCTGACTTTTGGGCCGACTACATTCCAGAGGGTGATAAGTTCTTTGTGCATCCGCAAAATGTGAGCAGCGTACAGAACATTTTGAAGTGGGCTATCGGCGATCCTGAATCTACGATCCCACTCCACAAGTCGATTTGGTTATGGGGGAATGTTGGTGCCGGGAAGTCGATCTTCGCTACCGCTCTCCACGACCTGTTCATGTACCTATACGAATCACCTGGAGATGTGAAGTTCAACGGGAAACCCTGGGAATTTGCAGATATGAACTTGCTTTTTGTGAAGGCGAAGTTTGATCCCACAGCTTTCAAGGTATTGAACACTGATTACTGCCTGATCCTGGATGAATTGAAAGAAACTCATTTTATCTACCGTCACTTTGGGCAGGATCAAAAGATCATTGGTGATCTTCTTTCTGCTCGATATTCGGCCTGGAAAAAGAACAACGTCCGAACTTTGATTACCACCAATCTTTCACCCGGAAGCGAACCTTTGAAAGAGATTTTAGACCACCGTGAAATTGACCGGGTTGTTGAAATGTTCAAGTCAATCCAGTGGCACGGAGAAAGTTTGAGAAAAAACTGATTTTATGCTTGGAATTATGCATAATATTAGTAAATTTGCATAAAATGAATAATCAAACGTTGGTGCATGAAAACTTACAATGAATTTATTTCTTCTAAAGTAGTCCAGGCGCACAAGTCTGGATTTTCGGTCAACCCTGACCAGCTCCATCCTTCTTTGTATCCACATCAGCGGGACACGGTTCTTTGGGCCTTAGACGGTGGATGCCGTGCAATCTTTTCATCTTTTGGACTGGGTAAAACACGGGTCAACATAGAAATATGTCGGCAGGTCCTTCTGCATGAAGGTGGTTTGGCTCTGATCATTGCCCCGCTTGGAGTTCGCCAGGAATTCACCCGTAAAGATGGACCTGAAATGGGGGTGGATATTCAATACTGCCGCAACATGGAAGAAGTTGCAGGTGCAATGACTCCGTTCATCATCACCAACTACGAACGAGTACGAGACGGCCACATTGACCCATCTCAATTTAAGGTAGTTTGCCTTGATGAAGCATCAATCTTGCGCTCCACAGGCTCCCTAACCTTTGACACATTTATGAACGTTTTCCAGGGTGTGAAATATCGGTTTGTTTTCACGGCAACCCCAAGCCCCAACCGATACATTGAACTGATCAACTATGCCCATTTCCTTGGAGTGATGGACCGGGGCCAGGCTCTTACTCGTTTTTTCAAACGTGACTCCCAAAAAGCAGGTAACCTTAAAATTCACCCCCACAAGGAACGTGAATTTTGGTATTGGGTTTGCTCTTGGGCTTTGATGCTTTACAAACCAAGCGATCTTGGATATAGTGATCAAGGATATGAATTACCTGAAATGAAGGTGATCTTCCACGAAATCCCAACCGACCACACAAAAGCATGGGGTAAAACCGACCAAAACGGGCAAGCCTTCTTGCTTCAACATGAGGCTATGGGCCTTGTAGCTGGAGCACAAGAAAAACGAGAAAGTCAGGTTGAACGGATTGCCAAAGCCAAGGAGATTGTTTCGCAAGATGATACCTCTCACTGGTTGATCTGGCACCATCTGGAATCAGAACGCGCAGGCCTGGAAAAAGCAATTCCAGAAAGCACTTCCGTTTATGGTTCTCTTGATCTTGAAACCCGTGAAGATCGGGTGATTGGATTTTCCAATGGAGAAATAAGAATCTTGAACACAAAACCCGAGCTGTCAGGATCAGGATGCAATTTCCAGCGCCATTGCCACAAAAACATCTTCCTTGGGATCAACTACGATTTCAATGATTTCATCCAGGCAATACACCGGACGCACCGCTTTTTGCAAAAAGAATCGGTTGAGGTCCATATCATCTACACTGAAACTGAACGGGCAATCCTCAGTGAATTGAAAGCAAAGTGGAAACGCCACGAAGAGATGCAGGCCAACATGCGCGAAATCGTATCTGAGCACGGTTTGAGCCAACTTAGTATGGTCAAGGCCCTGCAAAGGTCTTCTACTGTGCAGCGCCAGGAAATGAACGGTAAAAGCTGGAAGTTCATCAACAACGATTGTGTGCAGGAATGTCAAACCCGTGAAGACAATTCTATTGATCTGATTGTGACTTCGATCCCCTTTTCCAATCATTACGAATACACCCCCAGCTACCTGGACTTTGGTCACACCGATAACGACGCGCATTTCTTTGCCCAAATGGACTACCTGATACCGGAATTGTTACGGATCACCAAGCCGGGACGGGTCGCTTGCGTCCATGTCAAAGATCGGATTTTCTATGGCTCCCAAACAGGTACTGGATTCTCCACGGTAAACCCATTCCATGCCAAAACAATGTTTGCATTCATGCAGCACGGCTGGGAATACATGGGCATGGCCATCATTCCTACAGATGTGGTGGCAGAGAATAACCAAACTTACCGCTTAACCTATGGTGAAATGGTCAAGGATGGAACCAAGATGGGTTTTGGGTCACCCGAGTTCCTTTTGTGTTTCCGTAAACCGCAGTCTGATAAATCCAAGGCTTATGCAGATACTCCAGTGACCCACAGTAAAGATGAATACGGGTTAGGCCGTTGGCAGGTTGACGCTGACGCAATTTGGAGATCATCCGGTAACCGACTACTGGACATTGACGAACTAGTAAGATGTGCCGGGGCTGAAAACGGATTGAAAGTAATCAAAAATAAGCTTCACGACTACTTCAATAAATCCGGTTACGACTACAAAACCCACATCGAGGTTGCCGAACGACTGAACGAAAAAGGAAAACTACCTAAAACATTCTCCCTGCTAACTCCACCAATGACCGATGAGGCAAAGGAATGGATTTGGGATGATGTAATCCGTATGCGTACCCTGAACCTGAACCAAGCCAACCGGAAAAAAGAGCAACATGTTTGCCCGCTCCAGTTGGATGTTGTGGAGCGTTGCATTGAAAGATTCTCCAACAAAGGTGAGGTGGTTTTTGATCCGTTCGGAGGTATTGGAACCGTACCATACAAAGCTGTTGAGATGGGCCGATATGGCCTGGGAACCGAATTGAATAGTGAATACTACAAAGATGCTTTGCATTACCTGAAGAGCATTGAGTTGAAGATAAGCGCACCAACGCTGTTTGATTTGATGGGGGCAGCCTAGTGTTGCTCCTTTTTATTCAAAACATTCAAATTCCCGTATAAAATGAGTGAGGTTGAAATCCTTTTTGAAATACTATACGAGCTTGCCAAAGAGCAGGCTTCAAAAATTGAAACAGATGAAAAAGTGGGACAATGACAGTTGGTTGGTCTTTGCCATATGTATGATTGTTTTGGCAGTGATCCTGTTTTAAGATACTTGTTTACCCGCTGGGAGGTTGAGGCATTAGGTGCTTCCTTCCTGGCTCTTCACCTTTAAATCCGTAGTTATGAAAAGCAGACCGATATTGTTTTCAAAAGATATGGTTGAGGCTATTTTGCAGGGGCGAAAGACTCAAACCAGGAGGATTATTAAAGACTCGTTTAATGGGTGTTGGACGGGCTCAAATGGTAGCATACAGGCCGGCGGTCATCCGTGTCCAAATGATCCGGTGGTAATGCATCCTGGCGAGTTGATTATTGATTATGAAGGGCAGTACCACAAATATGAAGCAGAAGTTGTTGAAGCTTGGTTTCATTGCTCTACAATGGATAAGTTGGCCAAATGCCCCTATGGAAAAAAAGGGGACATTATTTATGGTAAAGAAACCTTTGCGTATCTCATAGATGATGAGATTTTGTATAAAGCCTCTGAAGACGGGAATCTTTTTTCTAAAGACCCACTTTTTAAATGGAAGCCTTCTCTTTTCATGCCCAAAAAAGCGTCCCGAATTTGGCTCCAAATTACCGACATCCGAGTTGAAAGGCTGCTGGATGTTTCGGAGAAGGACGCGATTGCAGAAGGGGTTGAAGAGTTTGGAGGTTTTTACAGAAACTATCAAACTCCAGATGTATTCCCTGGTTCATTTTCTGCTATGGATTCCTACTTCTCACTTTGGAACTCCATCAACGGCAAAGACTCCCACAGAATCAACCCGTGGGTGTGGGTCGTGGAATTTGAGAACATAGGATTTGAAAAGGCAATGATGCTCCTTACTCACGGTGAAAAAGCACTCAAATGAAAAAGCGCCAGATAATTTACAAGTTCCTTCTTGAGTTTCCCGAAGGTGTGAAAAAGTCGGAAATCGTAAGTCAATTTGGACATTGGTATTATGCCAATGGAGCTTTTCATATTGGCAACCTACTGTCGACAATGGTCAAAAATGGCGAAGCTGAACGGGTGAATATTGGTGTTTATAAGGCTGGGAATGGATCGAAGAAGCTCAGTAAAGATTTTGTGGCCGAAAATCAGGCTTCGCTTTTTTAAATCGCAAAATGATGTCCAGTAAAAAATACTTTCGCCGCATCTCCCTTGAGCTAAATCGTTCACCGTATTACGTCCAAGAGGGCAAACCTAGCCTTTTGATCAACTTTTTGATCAATCAACGAAGTCACGCCGAATCACCTTTGAGTATGACGCGGACAGTTGCAAGACACCTGAAGGATGTTGGTTTTTTTAAGTGGTATCCAGGTAGGCGCGTAAATGGGAAACTCATTCGCACTGCTCCATTGGATTCATTGATGTATCATGCTGAAGATTCTTTCAGAAACCCGATCAGAAGATCGTTAAGTCAGCCATGTTTTGAAAAACCGCCGTTGTTGGGACATTGGATAACAATATTTTGTGACAATCAATACCATAGTGGAAATGTCCGTTGGGGCTGGTGTTATGTAGATACGAAGGATGAAACGATAGTGTTTAAATTGAACAAAGGGAAGTGGGTCGAATCTCACCGGAACATTAAAAACGATCAAGATTTACCATTTTAAAACCAACATCATGAAAATATCAGCTATCTCAACTGTTGAATTTGAAATAGTCAATGGAGAACCAATAATGCACAGCACATCCGTATCGATGAACATTCCCCCACCGCTTGACGAAAATCAATATTTTGACGGTGATGGGAATTTGAATAAATTTGGAGTACAGGCCGCAACTGCAACGCTGATCCAAGGATTGATTGCCAACATGCATGGAGCACACCAAAACGGATTGAGAGATAGTGCAGAGCATTTGCGGTACATCATTTCTCAGCTTGAGCAGGGGTTTGTTGCCCTGGTGGAAGTTCAGCGTTAAATTGAAGTTCAAAACCATAGTCATGAAAAAAGCCATCTCCTACGCCCGCGTGAGTACCGGAAAGCAAAAAGACGGTATCTCTACCGAATCGCAGCACGAACGGAACCGGAAAGACTGCCTTACCATCGGCTATGAAGTAGTAAAGGAATTCACGGAGGTGGAGTCTGGACAAGATGACAATAGGCCAGTTCTCCAAAAGATATTCCAAGAATGCCAACGCCGAGCCCGGGGCAAAGATAAGATTGAGCTTCTGGTTATTCACGACTGGGATCGATGGTTCAGAAATACGGTTCAATCAGCCATCTGGAGAAACAGGTTCCAAGAAATTGGAGTGATGGTCAACAGCCCGCAGCCTCACCTATGGTTAAACTCCGAGGACGGGGGAAGCATTGTCATGCATGCCCTCCGTTCTGGTATGGCTGAAGCAGAAAGCCGGGCCATCTCCAGTCGTACCCGCCGCTGTTTGTACCAATGGAAAATGGAAGGGTATTACCTGCACCAACCTCCACGGGGCTACATCCGGGCAGGTAAAGACGAACGTGGCAAGTGGATGATCAAGCCGGATCCTGAACTTCAGTCAATGTATGAACAGGTCTACAAGCTGATTGCCACCGGCACCCCGGCGCTACACGCCTACCAACAGCTTGGAGGCCGTAAAGTATTTGGAGCCAAACAAAGCTACCTGGACAACCTACGTAATCCGGTGTATGCTGGAATGGTGGTAGCCAAAACGTCATTAGCTGGATACGAAACTAAAACTGTACCAGGGAAATTTCAGGGGCTTGTAAGCTGGGAACTATTCAACCTAGCCATTGATGTAATGGATGGAAAAGTAAAGCCTGGGAAAACCAAAGAATCAGATTCTCTTTTCCCGGCCAAACGTTCACTACGCTGCCCAACGTGCCACGGTCATGTTTCATCCGACATGCCCCACAAAAGAAACGCTGGAGGTATTAAAGTGTACCATTATTACAGGTGCATCCAAAACCAAAAGCATTTCCGTATTCCAAAGGAAAAGGTGGACATGGCCATCATAAACATGCTGGCTGATTTGAAATTTTCCGAACCGACCAAAAAAGAACTGGTGGACATCCTTCGGGACCGGACCGACAAAGAACGCCGTAGCCTCACCTCCACCCTATCAAGCCTGAATGAAAAACTGCAATTGGAGTCTGACCGAATGGCCCGGGCTTTAAAGCTGCTTGTGGACGGTACTTTGTCACGGACTGAGTACGACAGTCTACTCAAAGCAAAAAGTGAGATTGAAAACCAAATACGGAATACCGAAGCTCAAATCAAAAGAATGGATTTTGTGAGGTCGATCTTCACCTCATTTGTGGAAGACCTATCCAAGATCATTGATCACCTGGACAGCCTAAAACTTCACAAGTTTCTAAGGATTTTATTCCCTGACGGTTTCCTTTTGGATGGGCAAATTTTCCGAACTAATAGAATCAATACTTTATTCCTGTTAGTGCCTGAAAAACAAAGGCTTTGGAAAACCATTGAGGTAAACCAAAGCCTGTTTATGACTGAAAACGTCATGATGGGTGCATTACCGGATCATTTCCGAACTGACCTGGAGCAATTCGCTCTGTTTATTCACCAATACAAGGCTGCATAATGGAATTACCTGGACTTGTTCAATTCAGGCTGTGTACCCTATCTGATAGAGAGCTAGCTGAAGCAGTTGCCGAACAATTAAAAAAAATGTACGAGCCTACCGTATCTGTCCCGACAAGACACATTCCAGCTAGACCAAATCAAGATTTTGATTTGTTGGTTGCGGAATTGATTGTGAGATTTATAAAATCAATTGAAAAACCAGAATAGCATGAAATACGCAATCTACCACAGCGCAGACCTCGACGGGATCACCTGCGGGGCGCTGGCAAAAATCGCACATCCTGACATAAACCTGATCGGTTACGACTACGGGCAACCGCTGGATGAAATTGAGGCCATACCGGATGGATCGGAGGTGTATATGATGGATGTTTCCTTGAAAAAGGAGGAAATGCTTGCGTTGGCTGTTCGAACTAAGCTAACCTGGATTGATCATCACAAAAGTGCAATTAATGATCTTTTTGGATTTTGGTACGGAGGAGAAATTGAGGGTATTTACAATAAAAACTATCTTGATGAAGATGGAAAGGTAAATGTATGGTGCCATTGTTCAATCAAAAGAGCCGCCTGCGAGCTGGCACTGGAGTTCTTTAATCCAAGCCACTTTAATGCAAGTGCGTCAGTTGTGGAACTTGTCGGTAAATACGACACACGGAGAAAGGATGAGGAATGGAATAACTACACTCTGCCTTTTCAATTTGGATTGAGATCATTTGTAGGGCTTGATGTTGATAAAATGATTGAAGTTTTGAGCTACGGATCAATTCAAGATAGTGTTCTTGAGGCAGGCTTAACAATCCTATCGTACCAACGCGAACAAGCCCGCATCATTATGAAAAACTCATTTGAGTGTACATTGGCTGTTTCTGGAAGCGATTACGAAGAAGAAGAATTTGAGTGCATAGTTGTCAATACAATGGGCCTGAATACCGACATGCTGCCCCCTGAAATTGACCTTACCGGAAAGATTCTCCTGCAATTCATACTCCGTAAAGATGACCTTTGGCATATCTCAATGCGATCCGAGGGCGATCTGGACGTTGGAGCCATTTGTACCAAAATTGGAGGTGGTGGTCACAAGAACGCCGCTGGATGCATCCTGACCTTAAACGAAAAGATGGAACGGTTTTGGGAGTTCGGTAGTACCAACGATGATAAACCTGGGTTCCTTGTAATTGACCACACAATTGAAGATTGATGCTTGACGCTGGCTACATCTATTTCATGTTCTCCCCTCGTTCGTTCTTGTACAAGATCGGAAAGGGTAAGGACTTTAAACGACGCAAGCGGCAGATTGACGACTCAGTGCCAGGTGAATTGGTTTGTGTGTTCAAAGTTTTCCTGATTGGTATGTCTGGTTACGAAAAGGAGCTCCACCAGATTTACGACGACCGTCGAACGACCTGGAAGGGATCGGGCAAAACCGAATACTTTAGACTATCCCCTATCGCAGTTTTGGCTGTCATTTTTCGGATGATTCGGTATCAAATCGGACAAATACTAATTTTTTTGATAATTATATACATTTTATTCGCTATTGTGCAATAAAGTGCATAAATTTGGTAAGATGAAAAAAAAGGCTGTTAAATGGCTGGATTTTATCAATCCGGGTAACGACATCGGGTTTAAATCAGCACCAAAGAAGAAAACAAAGGTGCAGCATGAAAGAATGTTGCAAGAGTCTTGTGTCACTTGGTTCAGATACCAATACCCCACTATCCCAATTGTAAGCTCAGTAAATGGCACGGAGTTGTCAGGCACAAAAGAGCAACGGATAATTAAGTGGAAGGCCCTGGAAAGAGAGGGCGCGGTTGCCGGGGCTCCTGACTTGTTTGTTTTCTTCCCTGCTGTCGGATACCACGGGCTTTGTGTGGAGATGAAATTCAAGGATGGAAAGCAAGGCCCCAAGCAAAAGGAGTTTCAATCCAAGGTTGAGCCAATGGGGTATAAATACGTTGTTATCCGTTCGCTTGATCAATTTCAAGAAGAAGTAAACGATTACCTGCATGGTAGGAATAGGACAGATAGTTCAATGGGTAACGGGCAAATCTTCAACTCAAAACGTTGAGCGAATGCCCGTCACCCCTACTCCACCGCCAAGCCTTCCAGGGGTTGATACTTCCAAATTCAAAAGCCCTCAAGGGATGCCCACGTTTCGGTGTTACGAATACTGGGTGGACAACGTGAGGGAGTTTGACGAATATGGAGAGGTCAAGGAAAGGTTTATGGATTGGTTTAGAAGGGTAGCATGATGCATTGAATATGGGTTTTAGGTGTTTTATCCGGGTGTCCTTTGGGGCATCCGGTTTTTTTAGGTCGTGTGCAACCACTTTGCAGATCAACGTTTTGTGATTTTTAAATCATTTGTAAGGCAACCAATCTGCAAATTTTCATAAAATTTTAATAGCCATAGTATGGACATTTCAAAAAGCTTCAAAGGGTTGTTCCAAAAACCCAAATTCGACCCATCTGGCATGGATCGGAAGTTTGACAGTGTAATTACATCCCTGATCTTTGGGGCATCTTTGGCGGTGGCGGTCATTAGTGGGGGCGGGGTATTCTATGCAAGCATGAAGACTTGCGCCGACACTGGACTTTCTTTCACTATGTCGGTTGTTCTGTCCTCAATCGTTGCCACGGCCATGTATTTTTTGACTGACAAGGGATTGAAGTTCCTTGTCACTAAATTCACCTTTGATCTTTTCCAGCTTTTCAGTGGCAGATTTTGGATGGACCTTTGGGCAATGGTCAGAAAGGACAATCCTAAATATAACCTTCAGGCTAGGATTGCCCAGGGCATTATCTTTGTTGGTATCGGAGCAACTATAGTAGCAGTATTATTTGCTGACTACAAATCAATACAGATTGTACAAGACCCGGTGGCTGATTTGGTGCCAAAAGATTCAACCATTGACATAATTTCCCAGCGTCAGGCCATCATCAACCAAAACAATCCGAAGTTTACCCGATTGCAAAACACAATCGCTTCACTGGAGGATGAAATCAAGGCAACTGAAAAAAGTGTTGAGCGTAAAAACCCAAAGCTCGATGGAATGGAAGGTGGTAAGCCAAACGGATGGGAAAAGAAAGAACTATCCAGGTTGAAGGCTTCTGCAACTTCATCCCTTCGCAAGAGATTGGACGAAACGAGGACTAGTTTAATGGAGGCAGAAAAGAACCAAGAAGGGTTGCTGGCTGTAATGGACACAAGCAGCGTAAAGAAAAACATCCTGATTGAAAACAAGAACATCAGGGCTGCTTCAAGGGTTGCTGCTTTTATTATGGTCCTTGGATTTTGGGCAAAGGTAGCCTTGGTATTCTTCTATGCTCTACGGGTCTTTAACTGGTTTGCCCTTGGAGCTAAAGACACCAATGGGGACGGGAAGATTGATACTAAGGATGTTGAAGATTTCCACAAACCGGGTTTTCAGGCGGGGTAACAGATAGGGCTAAATCTGTTACCCCTGAACAGGAACAAACCGAAATTGAAAACGCAATTGAACGAGATTTAAACCTAGCAGAAATACAGGCAGTTATTGACGCACTCGAAAGCTGTTTGCTTGTATTTGATGATGAACAGAGGGGAAAAACATTAAAAGTTATCGACGCTTTAGAGTCGCTTAAACCTATTGCAGTATGATGAATAAATCAGAAATTGAATTTCATATCAAGCGCCTACAAAATGGCAGAGCCGCAACTTCTGATCCACACCAAATTGAATTGATTGATTTGGGGTTGAAGAAATACCGGGAGATGTTATTGGAGCTTGAAAAAAAAAGAGAATCGCAACCAACCGGAAAAACGGGGCAGTTGCCGCAAAATACACAAACAAGTGCGCAGCCAAACCCAAAAATAGAAAAAAGGGAGATCGAAAAGCAGACTGTAAAGTGCCCAAATGATGAGCCAGGGGAAACTTTGTTTGCAAATACCTGCACTGAAAAAACGACGCTTGGCCGTCTGCCTGTTGCTACGAATAGCATAGAGGATGCAACTACCTTAGAGATCCCAATGGTAAACGGAACTATCCTGACGGCCACCTACGGGATCGCCAAGGCCAGGGCAAGACAGTACTTTGACTCCATAATGACCACGGAAGACTTCCGGGAAAAACGATACGCTGCCGTTCTGAAATCAGCCATGTTTAAAAACCTCGTTCGATTGGTAAGAGGGTGGGGGGTATTGAAATCATTGGATGTCAAAAATCCAGAGTATCCAACCTTGGATAAAATATTCAAAATCCAACGGCAAACCCGTGAAGACCGGATAGTTTCTGCAAAGCTACTCCTGGAAATGGTCATGGAGACAATCAATAAAGCAGAAGAATAGAGTATATCAGTAAGTTTTTTCATCATGTAGAGGGAGTGGTAAAAGTACCATTCCCTTTTTTCGTCGTTAAAAAATGTCATTTCGTCTATGAAAAATAAAATTCAATAGATTTGATTTGGATTTACCGGATAATATTAATATTTTTAAATCGTTAAATAAATACATTTTATTCAATAAAACGAATACAATGTATTTTGACAACGGATGTAACAATCTCTTTTTTTTTATTTTGAACTATGCATTTTATTCATTATTTTGTATCAAATGCATATCAAATCAATGAAACAACATGACAGCAACTACTCAACTCATTCAATCCAATCCAGTCGAATTCCTTTCTTTCGACATTATAGAAATCAACAACGAGCCTTTCGTGGGCATTGACTTCAAAAAAACAGGTGATCAACTTTACCTGGAGATTCGGGCAATTGATGTCCTTGATCTTTTGAGGGCAGCAGGCAAATACACCTACGAGTCATTTGCAACCGACCTAGACGGCAACCACTTTGTTTACGAAATCCAATTCCAGGGTGATCAGGATTTTGAAGTGAAGGTCAAAATAGAAGACCGGATCAATTCACTTCGTAAAAAAGATTTTGAGGCAGTCATTTTGGCTGCCTACAATGATCAGGATTACCGGAACCTCATTTGTGAAATACCTTTCTAAAACCATAATCTCATGTCTCAAGAAATCGCAATCCGCACCGTCACCGAAGAAGATATGAAAACCTTGGAGCAGGCTGGCATCATCCCCAAGAATACGCCTGTTTCACAGCTCAAGGTTTTCGCCAAATTCTGCCAAGAAATTGGACTTTCCCCATTCACCGGGGAAGTTCACTTGGTTGGATACAAAAACCAAAAAACAGGGGAGATGAAATACTCTCGTATCGTGGGGATCGATGGGTTCCGAAGAAAGGCGGGTGAAACAGGTGAACTGGCAGGCACTGAACCGCCACGGTACAATGTAACATCGGATGGAAGTTACCAAACGGCTTCCGACCTGTTGATCAAAAAAGAACTTCCGGTTACTTGTACAATGACAGTTTGGAGGTTCAGGAATGGGCAAAGGGTTCCATTCTCAGCCGAAGTGGTTTTCAACGAGTTCGCAAAACGGTACAACGGGGTATTGGCAGAGAAATGGAAGGACATGCCCTTTCAGATGATCGCCAAAGTCAGTGAAGCCTTCGCCCTCCGTAAAGGTTTTCCTGACCGTGTGGCAGGTCTATCTATTCCAGAAGAGGCAGCAGCATACGAAGGAACCAATGAAGGCCCTATTGCAGAGGATCAGGATGCTCGTAAAACCGCAATTGAGCAGATCACCTCTGATCTTACCCACGTAAAAGACATTAAGGAATTACAGGCAGTATGGACAAAATACCGCCCTTGGCAAAAGGACGAAGAGATTATTGAGTTGGTCAAAGCAAAGGGCCGTGAATTAGAAGAGATTCAAGTTGAAACCGAAGCCGTATGACCAACTACGAAATAGAACTGATCCAAGAACAAGGAGAGGCTGATAAAATTCAGCCCTCCGAGTTTGAGAACTTCGTCACGATGATGAGGACCCGACAAACGCACCTGTCATTTTCCAGCATAAAGAATTTCATTCCGGTTACCGGGGGAACCCCTTACGGGTTTATGAAGTACAAGTTGAAAAAGACTGAAACCACAGATGCTATGAACTTGGGGAAACTGATTGATAAAATGCTACTCACACCAGATACCGTGGCGGAGGATGTCGTAATTGCTCCGACTGGTGCTGCATTCAATTCGCTGGATGGAATTGGAATTTACGCCAAATGGTTAGGAGGTTTGGTTCCTGATTTTGACCCAAAAAGCATTGAGAGCCTGAAGGCACCTGCGCAAAAGAAAATAGTCGAATCAGTGTTGGAGGTTCTTGAAAGAACAAAGACTGTTGTTTCTACCAAGGACTACCAACTAGCCCAATACATAAGCAACCGAGTGCTCAAAAACGAGTATGTCCACGACATCATCAAATACCGGACGCCTGAAAGTGCCCAATCCAATGTGGAGTTCCACAAATGGGGTTGGAACTGGAGGGGGAAAACTGACCTGACTTTGGATTATGCTGGATACCGGTACAAAAACGGACTTGTGGTTGATATGAAACTGATGGTTGATGCTTCACCACGGGCCGCACAATGGACGATCAGAAGTGAATTTTACAGTGGACAGGGTGCCATTTATACCAAAGGCTCCGGTCTTGATGTGCCATTTATGAACATCTGCTACGACCGTAACGGTGGAGTGAGCATCATCGAGCATAGCGAACGAGCAATTGAAGGTGCCTGGAATGACCTTGAAACCTACATGAAGGAGTTCAACTCAATGGTATCTATGTCTGAAATCTTACCCGGATGCTGGTTCCGTTCCCATGACTTTTGGGGGGATAGTGACGGGATTCACCACATGCAATAAAATAACATGCCAAAATTCTACTTCACCTGCGGCTCGGCCCATTGCCACGTTGTCGGCGGAAAGACTTGGGATAAAGACAGCATTTTGGAAGTCAACTCAGTTGATTACGATACTGCGAGAAGGTTTGTTTTTGACCAATTCGGCGACAAATGGGCTTTTCAATACGAGGAATCTGACCTTGAAGATTTGCTTAAATTTTTCAAGGGAGGGATTGTGGCCACGATTACAGAAAAAGCAAATGGAACTAATCATCCAATTTGAAAAGCCACACGGCCCGCTTCACCCTTTTTCTAAGGAAATCCTAAATGAATCCTTTGATAAGGCACGGGCAAAAGGTGGCCGATGGAACATCCGAATGACCCAGCGCCAATACACGCCGGGCAGGTACAAATACCTGTTCGATTGTGTGTACGGATTGGCTCTTCCATATGTCTCGCATAGGTTCCAGATTGTCCGTGGAGGAATAGCCCGCAGCATTGAAACCGTAGAAGAATTACACCTATGCATGAAGATGCTGTACTGCCGGGTTGAAATGGTGGACAGCGAAACGGGAGAAACATACAGCATACCAGCTACGACGACCGAATTAGAAGACCGTGAATTTTACCAGGTCTTTGAAGAGCAGGTCATCGCTGACCTAACCGAACGTGGAGCGTATGGAGAAACAGGGTGCCCAACCCGTGAAGAATGGGCCGAACTTAAAAAAGCAAACCAATTCATTAAACCTAAACTTGTAGAAGAATGAAAAGGATTTTTGTTGAATACCAGGATGATTTAAAGACTTTGATTGATCACTTGGAGGCTAATGCGGATAAGGTAGTTGAGGACTACCACTATATCCGGGAAATGACAATGGCCGAACGTGTAGAGCTCGAAGCTCGTTACATTGAACTGTCCAAAAAGGTCGACGCCCTAGCCGATGAATTCAAGGTAATCAAAGAGGAGTTTGACGGAAAAATAAACCCGCTTAAAAAACAAATCACCCTTGACATCAAAACCTTGCGCCAAGGTAGAATCCACGAAAGCGGCACTGTTTACCTGATGGATAACCAAGAAGAACGTGTAACTGAAGTTTACAACGAAAAAGGATACTTGGTCGAAGAACGGCCATTGAGAACCAAGCAGAAAACCATATTTTCCAACCAACGTGAAAGTGCAGAATACTAATGACACCAACAATTCAAAACATCCACCTGGAAGGCAACGAGCTGATCATCCGAACAGGATCCGCACCGGAGCCATTCAACCCAAAACCCATCTCCGTATCTGGCACTATTGAGTCATTGAAGAGTTATGTGGATAACAGGGACTTAGATGCCTATAACGTCAGAGTTGAGTATTCTCTTGAAAGTGGGTTTGTGAAGTTAGTTGATAACGAAGGGTTGTCGGATCAATACACTATACACGGTCAGCTTCAAATCTCCAAAGACTTCAAATCGATCCTTGGCACCCACAGCGACCCAACCCAATTGGGCGACCTGTTACGCAAGAACCGCCGAATATTCACTGATCAGGCCGAAGGTGCAAAATTAGTCGCGGCTCTGAAGAATTTCAAGGCCAACGTTGAAAAGCAGCTTGATAAAGTTGAAGATAAACGAGCTGGGCAATACAAGAATGCAGTCGAAAAGGTGGTGAGTTCAAACCTGCCTGAAACAATCACCCTGAAGATGGAAATTGTAAAGGGTCAAACTCCAGTAGAGTTTTTGACTGACATTTACGTGGACGTCCGTGACAATGGTGTATCGATCACACTGGAGTCCATAGAAGCAGAAGAATTTGCAGAAAAGATTAAGCAGGAGGTTATTTCCTACTGCATTGAAACGGTCATGAAACCAAAAGGATTTTTCTGCATTGAGGTGTAAGCGTGTTGATGTTTGTTTGGTTTGTCCAGTAGCTCAATTGGTGGAGCAAGGCAATTTTGTCAGTGTTGTTGGTTCGAGTCCAACCTGGACAGCATTTTGTTTCATAAAGTTTCATTGATTTTGGTGGAGTGGTGAAAATCACTCCTCTTTTTGTTTTGTTTTAAATTATTCGCTTTATACATTTTTGACCAATAAAACGTATATTTGTACAGAAATCCGCGATTTTGCAAATCAACTCAAACCGATGGCATACGATAAAGATGTGATTCTTGACAAGGCAATAAGCAATATCAATGAGCATAAACTGACCACCATTGAAGAGGTCGTTGCATTTCTTCCTATTTCTATGTCTACTTTTTACGAATGGGAATTGGAAAAATCGGAAGGCATAAAAGAAGCACTATATCGATCTCGGGTTTTATCAAAGAATAAGCTTAAAAAGAAGTGGGTCGATTCCGAAAATCCAACCCTCCAACTAGCATGGTTTAAACTACACGCCAATCCAGAAGAGCTGGCTGCCCTCAGCATGAACAAGGTCGAACACTCCGGTGAAGTCACCACAACGGTGATCTTCCAAGAGGTAGAAGTCAAGTCAAAACACGAAGATGACAGCGACGATTAACCAAATACAATTATCCACAAAGCAGATCGAGGCTTTGCAGTACCTACGTAACCAGCACACGGTGGAGGTTCTGTTTGGTGGAGGGGCCGGGGGTGCAAAGTCCCGACTTGGAGCGTATTGGTTAATGAAAAACTGTATTGAATATCCTGGCAGTCGTTGGCTTATGGGCCGGGCTGTCAAAAAAACCCTAAAGGAAACTACCGTTAAAACCTTTTGGGAGTGTGTTTCAGAATACAAACTCAGAGGATCATTCAAGTTTCGGGAAAACTCCGACCAGATCACCCATTTGAACGGCTCTGAAATCATGCTCAAAGACCTGGACCTGTACCCGTCCGATCCTGAATTTGATGAGCTGGGGTCTTTGGAAATTACCGGAGCATTCATCGACGAGGTAAACCAGGTCACTAAAAAGGCTAAAAACATTGTCCGGTCCCGTATTCGTTACAAACTGGACCAAAACAACCTGATACCCAAAATACTAATGGCTTGCAACCCGGCCAAAAATTGGGTTTACCATGACTTTTACCTGCCCTGGAAGGAAAATAGGCTTGATTCCGATAAGAAGTTCGTCCAAGCCCTGGCAATCCACAATCCTTTCATCTCAAAGCACTACATTTCAAACCTCCGACAGCTCGACAACCATTCCCGGGAACGCCTGCTACATGGTAACTGGGAATATGACGATGACCCCGATGCTCTTTTATCCTACGATGAGATAAAGGACATGTTCACCAACTCACATGTAACGCCACGACCAAACAAATACCTGACTGTTGACACCGCCTTGATGGGCTCCGACAGGTTCATCATTAAAGCCTGGCATGATTGGATTGTCATTGATCACAAGGTCATCTCAAAGTCCAATGGTAAAGACGTGGAGAATACTTGCCGGGAATTCAAGAAAAAGCACAACATCCCCAATCGGCACATGATTTACGATGCCGATGGGGTAGGAGGGTTCTTGGGCGGGTACTTCCCCGGGGCCGTTGCCTTCAACGGTGGAGGTAAAACTTTCGATGATCCAGAAAACCCCAAAGGGTACGAGGATTTGAAAACCCAATGCGGGTACAAGTTCGCAGCCAACAAAAATAAAGTCTGGTTGAAGTCCATCGCGGATGATGACACGGCAAAGGAAATGCTGACGCAAGAATTGGAACAGCTTAAACGACGAGACAGTGACCAGGACGGAAAACTCAAGATGAAACGAAAGAAAGACATCAAGGCGGACATTGGCCGCTCTCCTGACTTTCTTGACAACTGTATTATGAGGGCATGGTTTGACCTGCCTAAAAAACCGGGACTTAGAGTCCTCAATACAAACTGACATGACACCTGAACAGGCTGTACCAATAATTGAAAAGACAATTGCCGGGGAGCGGCATGAGCACTACAAGTACACAATTGAAGTGGCTGACATGTGCTACCAAATGATGACGGGCGAGAATCAGCAAAGCGCCCTACGTAAATTCAGGAGTGAAGAAACTGAGGAGCAGATAAAGCAACGTGAAAAACTGTTCTTATCTCCAACCAGAGGCTTTTTATCTCCCGTTAAAAACGTCTTTGAGAAAATCCGGTTCCTTGACTCTGAAGCCGTGAACCGTTGGAGCAAGCTGACCGATTTGAAAGAGCGAATGCTTGATAATGCACTCAAAAATACCTGGGAGAATCAGCGGTTGATTGACTACCTGTATGACGTTGAATTATTTTACAATTTCTACGACCCTAACGCTTTCATCGTGTGCGAAGAGCGCCGGGAACGGGATGATGAGAACGCGGTCAAGGATGTCCAGATTTACCCACTGGAGGTTACTTCCATTCAGGCAGTCAACTACAAAATCCAGCAGGGTAAAGTCATTTGGTTTGTGGCTGAATTCAAGGACTTTGAAGTATTAGTAAGCGATCCGAGCCAAAAAAAGGACATTTCAAAGTTCTACATGTACGCTCCTGGCACGGCCATTGCTTACATCGAGTACCACGAAACAATTCCAGATGGCACCCAGCGACTCGCTCAAATCAAAGTCGGCTCAGATGTTCGCACATTTGCAGTTCAGCAGTTTGTAACTGGAACCGTTGAGACTCCAGTTATGCGGGTTGGTGCCTACCTTGACCCAAAGACCAAAAACGAGACGTTCATTCCTCCATATTGGGAAGCGATCCTTGATCTTGAAATGGGGATTCGCCTGAAGTCAATGCATGACTGCAACATCGTGGAGCACTACTTCCCCCGTGAATTCCATCTGGCTCCAACCTGCGAGTATTACGATGAGGATTTGAACCTTAGATGTACCGATGGCCATATTGGTGATAAAATATGCCCAAATTGCAAAGGGACTGGAAAGAACATCCATATCTCTGAACAGGATGTGGTAATGATAGGAATGCCTGAAGAGGGAACCGATCTACCTGACCTTTCCAAGCTGATCTACTGGCATCTTCCGCCTGAATGGCTGCCAAAGTACGCTGACGAAAGGCTGGCCATGCTTGAAAAGTCGGTGTATTGGCTTACATTCAACACCCAGCTCCTTGACAAGCCCACGGGCGACGCCACGGCCACGGGTGAGCACATTGACTACGAAAGCATCCAGCAGAAGTTGACCCCTTACGCCAAAGTCATTTCTGACAACTGGCGCAAATACGTGCGGGTTTCTGTGCAATACCTGGAAGCCTGGACGGATGACTTTGTAGTGGAGCATTCATTCCCCAAAGACCACAAATTGCAGTCAGCCGGCGAGTTGATGAAGGATTACGGAGATGCCAAAACAAAGGGGCTTGCTTATCCAATCCTTGAAGCCATTGAAGATCAAATCCTATCCAAAAAACGGGTAGATGATCCGATGAGGGTTGCCTTGTACCGCGCATTCAGAAACCACCTACCATTCAAAGACAAATCAGAGTCGACCGCTGCCCGGATCGTTTCAGAGCGTGACAAGTCCGACTTTGACCGATTACTTTGGGAGAACTCCGACAAGGTTTACCGCCTGATCATTGAAAAGCATGGGGGCAATTTCACGGCTGCCAAAATGGAAGGCCAGCGGGAAATGATTCAGGCTATACTGACCGAGATTGAAGGGAAGATCAAGTATTTGGAGGTTCAGGAACCAACACAACCAAACTTCGCATAGTATGGAAAGCATAAGTGTTGTTAAGCAAAAGATTGCTAAGTTTCGGGAATACCTTGATTACTTTGAACGTCATTACGACAATGTTCAAAGGGCCTGGGCTTTGATCAATGAAAAGTGCCAAAATAATCAATTTAGATTCATTTATGATGATTTTGTTTGGCACAGTATTGACACTGCGATAAAGGGCCATGATGAAAGCAAACTATCGCCGCGCGAGTTTACTCAGTACAGACAATATTTTTTTTCTATTGACGGGGAAGAAAAAAACGAAAATGCGTTTAATGCTGCTTGGAATCACCACTTAGAAAATAACGAGCATCACTGGGAGACATGGGTTAAAATGGCTGCAAGCCCATATGCTGATGTGTTTGTCGTACAGATGGTTTGTGATTGGGTTGCAATGGGCTTTGAATTTGGTGATACTGCACAAGAGTACTACGAAAAGAACAAGCATAAAATTCAAATACCGGATTGGGCCGAAAAACTGATCTATCAGATTTTTGAATGCATTTATCCACTTGAAGGCAAATGGAAGATACAATAAAAGCAAGGATTTTATCCGCTTCAAAACAAACCATTTTTCACTTAGAGGAAGAGGGAATAAATGGAAACTGTTTCCCGGCCTGCATTGCCGCGATAACTGGAAAGTCAATCAATGAAATTCCAGATTTTCAAAACATGGCTCCAGATAAATGGGGGTTGGCTTTTATTGATTACATCCATTCAATTGGCTGGATTTTTCACGGATGCCCAAATTTTGATGAATTAAACGAAAGCGATTGGATTGAATTTCCTTTTTTGATTGTGGGTGGAGCAAGCACAAGAGGCATATCAAGAGGTCATGCTGTAATTTATCATAAAGGAAAGCCATTTTGGGACCCACACCCAAGCGGGGATTTTGTAACCAAAGAAGAAGAGGTTTATCTTTTATCCCCTTCAAAAGATGTGCAATAAATGGAACCTAAAGACCTCAAACGCAAAATCGAACGCCGCGTCAAAGTATCCTCCGACGCTGCCAAAGAAACCAGCATCTTGGTACGAGCTTTGCAGGCAGTAGCCTTTGCAAAAGCAATTGAGTTTGCAGGTAGATTGGTAGTCGGAGACAATGGTAAATGGAAAGACAACATCAACAACACTAATACAGCCATTGCAGTGGGTTCGTTTTTCAACCGCTGGCTTTCGGTTCAGTTCTCCGACCTCATCCGCATCATTGTTGGTAAAATCAAGGATGTTGTTGGGGCCGGGGGTGAGTTTTACAGTGATACTGCCGGGGCTCCTGAAAGCATTGAAGACAAAGCAAAGAACCTGATCTTGCGCCGCCTTGGGTTCGACATCAACAAAGATGAGTTAATTGTTGGGGGTTGGTTGGATGGGTTGGTCAAAGATCATGGATTGGGCCGGGAATTAGGCCGACAGTTGGGGGATGCCATTGGCCAGGGCATGACACCTGAAGAATTCACCAAGAAGTTCAGAAAGGTTTTTGTAAATCCAAACGGGATTGGGTACCTGGATCGGTATTTCTCAACCTTCACCCATGACTTTTACATGCAGATTGACCGGGCCACTGCCAACTTGTACCGCCAGGAACTTGGATTCACCAACGCGATATGGTCAGGAACCGTAATAGCTGAAAGTCGCCCACTGTGCGAGAAGAACACCAATAAAGTTTTTTCTGAAAAGGAACTGCTTGACATGCAGGAAACCGAGTTCCAAGGGAAGAAACCAAATCACAACATCTTTGTGGATTGTGGCGGGTACAATTGCAGGCATGTATTGAGTTGGGTGAGTGACATGACCGCTGAGGCAATAAAAAGGGGTGATTTTTAAACGAAATAAAATGGAAGTACCAAAACTAGAGTATGGGCCAAAAGCGGAGCTTGAAAGAAAGCACGAGGTCGAAGTTTATATCCATTGGAATAAAGTTCCAAATGGATTGATTACAAAAACGGATGCAGTTAAAAAGGGTTTATTTAAAGATGGATGCGTTCCGTCTGCGATAAAGCTGTCAATTGTCACTAAATCCGCCTACTATCTTTACGACTTTTCCAATCAATCTCAAATAAAAAAAGGGTCAGTTTTAACGCCGACCCTTGAAATTATTCAACCTGAGTAACAACCGTTCCTTGATTAAAAATGGTTATCAGGTCAAAAATATACATTTTATGCTTAAAAAAGCATATTTTGCATTAAATATTGAACATGAGTTTGGTTTTCCGTATCACCGATGAGTCAGCAAATGTTTACACGGTCACACCTGTGAACAGTGACATCATTTTTACGGATACCAAAGAGAATGACCAAGTATTTTTTCGGCGCAAGATCAACGACTTGATTTTTATTGCCGAAGATTACAATACCCTAAAAGAATTTTTGGATTTAAACGACTGTGAGAACTACGAATTGAGCATCCTGCACCAATCAACTGAAAGGTGGTTAGGGGTGCTCAATCTCAGAAAGGGAGACTGGCAAGACCGGATTTGCAGATTGGAGATTCCAGTTGAACCAAAAGACCCGGCTTCACGGGTTTTGTCAATGTGGGAATTGAAAGCTAATGTTTTTTCAGCGGCTTCAACTATTACTGCTTACCCTTTCATCGGGGAAATTGAGTGCGAGGAGTGCGTTGATACAGCCGTAGCCTCACCTCCAGACTTCCCATTGTCGTCACCTCCAACCGCTCAGTGCGATACACCTCTATTGACCGCGCAAGGCTGGACAATCACCCGAAATGAGGTGAACGGGGTAGTTCAAGTCTCCACATCACCCCCACTCTATGAAGCACAGTTGAATGTAATAACTCGTTACTGCCGGGAGTTTGTAGCGGGGAGCCTTCCCCCGGGATCGGGTTGGGTAGCGGTAACAGGTGGTTATGCTCGAACAGTTGTCACGGTTCTTGACAATAACAAATCAGACTTTGATCCAGAAGATGGAAAATTATTACAGTATTACAACGTCGTTGGCCTTGACACCGAAACAGGCGACCAGCAGCCCGTAGATAATGGTGTGTTGGTCGCTGACTTGCTCAACTATTTTGTGTTGGAGGCTGGGCTGACACAGGTTGTTTCAGACTTCCTGAACATCAACCCTGACATGACGGCCCCAACGAACAGCTCATACACTGCCGCAAATCCAAATATACACTACCTGGCTATTTTTCAGAACTCCGACGTGAAACGACCCGGGGCTTATGAGAACGCAAGCCGTGGCGAAGTGTCTTTTAAGGAGTTGTTGGAAATGCTGCGTGAAGTATTCCAAATCTATTGGCGTGTAGAGGGTGATAACTTACGCCTGGAGCACATCAGCTACTTTGAGGCAAACAATGGGCTTGACCTTACTACTGATGCCCCCGTGCAGATCAACAACCTCAACAACTTCACCTGGAAGGAAAACAAGTTGGCAGCCGTTGAGAAATTCCGCTGGGCCTATGACACTCAAATAAGGGATTTCGCAGGACTTCCAATCACTTATGACGACGGTTGTGCCGATTCTGAATTATCACCAGTCGACCACAACCCTGGACAGTTTTACACAGACATCCAGACGATGCAGCGGATGCCCGAATTGGTCGGAGATCAGGGGTTCACTTTGGCAAATCTGGCCTACTATTCCGGTAGGTACTACTTCATTCAGGAAACAGGGGTTTTGAGTAGTACCCGGTGGGTGAATGGTCACCTTTCCTGGGCCAATCTGCATTCAAACTACTGGAAATTTGGCCGTCCGTTCGCATCTGGCCAAATGAACGGATCAACGACAGCTTTCTTCTCAATTCAAAAACTGAAGCAGCAAGAGCCGCTTAAAGTTCCGTTGTCTAATTCCGACTACTTCGACACGATACCTGAAGACAACATCCAATCTGAATTAGGTTGGGGCGCACCGGATAAGCTGGAGTATTCTACTAGAAAATGTTTGTTAACTGTAACATTGACACACTAATGATCCTACACCACATAAGAATTCAGCAAACCAGAAACTCCACCAGAGGGGTTTTGCTCATGCATGACCCAAAAGTTGAAGAGCGAATCATTTGGGTATGTGAGCTACTTGAGGATGGGTACAGGGAGGTAAAAGAAAAGGGAGTTACCCGAATTGACCCAAACATGTACGAAGTTCAACCGATCCAGTACGGGCGGTTTTATGAAAAATACCATGAGGAATTCGAGCACGAAGTTGCCTTTGCAATTGTAGACAAATTTGGAATAGATCGAGCGGGCCGTCATGGAAATGTCCGCGTTCACATGGGCAACTTTGTTGAGGACACTGACGGCTGCCCTTTGACTGCCATTCGGGTTGACTATGATCCGGCAAAAAAGAAGTTCTTTGGAGTCCTGACATCTTCAAAGCCCGCATACCTGAGACTGTACGAAATCCTACATGCGATTTACGATCCCGAGACAAAGCGATTCAAGGAACCTGTTTTTTGGAGAGTATCTGAACAGTTTGTATAATGATCGGACAAATCAACACAGGCTGCGCATTACCGTTTTTTGTCAGCACCAAGTATCAAACCAGATACCTGAATGACGAAGGATGCAGAATAATTGCATCAAACGTGTACTTGCTTCCATTTCAGTTTTGGGTTGATGAAGCTCCCGATACTGTAAACAAATTCCAGCTGGTCAACGTGGTCAGCGGCTACATGATTGATTTGGACACCTCATTGATCAAAAGGAAAAGACTGGCCAGTGACGCGAAGGCTTGGTACTACTTTACGGGCGAAGACATCGACGAAATACTGGAATGCGGGAACTACTACATCATTGTCCAAGTCGGCACAACAAACTACTACTCTGATGTGATTAACGTTCGGGTGATTGGGGTGCCTGAAACATTTGATTTGGAGATTGGAACCGTTGGAGTTTCCGAAATGGAGATTGTTGCAACGCATACCGTGAATACCATCATCACCAGTGCCAAAGTATCATACCAAATCAATGGGCTTGGAGATCACACGGTTGTTTCTACGGTCATCACAGGCGGGGATACTGTAACATGGGAGGTGCCTATTCCTATTCCAGACTTTGGAGCTTGGTACAAAATAAAGTACCTCACCCGGTCAAATTTCAACGTGGTATTTGAAAGGATTTTCACCCTGAAGTTTGACAACGGCGATCCAGCAGGCACCGCTCAGATTGAATACCTGAATGATAAAATCACCGGAGTAAATGACCTTTTCCTGATTGAGATTGACAATACGACCGACTACGGAAGCGTGATTTACTCAGTTACAGACGTGAATCAAAAGCTTTACCTGGAGGGTTCCTTTGGGTTCCCTGAAGTAGTCAGGAACGCAGAATTTGAGCAGAACGGGAACGGTGTAAGCTTTCCGGTATTCAGTCAAACCAGATTAAAGCAAACCCTAACCCTGATCAACATTCCAGATCAGTTCATCCAAATACTTTCTGACCTGAACGCGCACAGCTCCGTGGCCATCACGGACATGAAAACAGGAAAGGTATACACAAATGTCAATGAAACAGAATTTGCCCTGGCTGATCAGGAGGATGGGTACTTCTCAAAGGGAGTGCTCAGGTTCCAGTCGGATTACTCCCAGCGGGGGGCTTGTGGGGAAAACATTGGAGTAGTTGACATTTGACAAAGAAAAAGTGATTATGATTAATTCGGTGGCCCACGACGGTGGGCTGCCATTTTCACAAGCATCTTTTCGATGGGATTATAGTTAGTCTTCTGTGGCCCTGCTTTTGTGGGGTCACCTTAACAAACCAACAATGGACGCTGAATTCTTCATTCGTGACCGTGAATACCGTATCAACCAGATGGCAGCCGAACGTGTGCAGCTTATCCTGGGCATTGCTACGGACCTGATCGGATTGGAACGATTGAGGATTCAACGTAGTGGTTTGAATTCGGACGGGGTGCCATTTACGCCATACTCAAAGCAGTACGCCAAACGGCGCGAAGTGAAGGGTCTGCAAAGTGACAAGGTTGACTTTACTGTAACGGGCCGGATGCTAGGCAGTATTCGCCCTTTTGTATTGCGTCAACTGGAGGGAACCACTGAGGTGGTGATTAAGGCGAGCAATCAAACTGAACAGGATAAGTTGAACTGGCAAAAGACCAAACCAGTGTCACGGCCCCGTGGAAACATCCTGATCCCAACCCAAAAAGAGATTGAGTTTTTGAAAACCACCTACTTCAAAGCAATTCAAAAATACCTCTGATGATAAAAACCATAGTTACACAAATAAAAAACCACCTTGTAGCTGAAACAGGTGGAGTATCCTGGGCTGAACGGGTTGCAGGCCTGGCCATTCAGGCAGAACGGCCCATCATGGATACGTTTGAAGGTAGGCAGGTAAAGCTTGGGTCTGAATTCTACCCAATCACCGACGACCTGGAGGGCAAAGCCTGCTATGAAAATGGCAGGTACTATGACCTTTTACCATCGTCAGCTTACAAGTCTGTGATCTACTTTGAACAAACGGCCCCGCTATTGTACCAAGGGTCAAAAGACATTAAGGGGAAAATTTGGGTATTTGAAGGGAATATCCGGCTTGTGTGCTGGTTGAACCTCAAAAAGTTTGGTGAAGAAAACCATGGATTATCTGACCGGGCTATGCTCACAATCATCAAAAGGCTGAGGGCAAATAAAGGGCAAGGAGTTGGCACTGGAAGCATTCCAGTCAACGACGACAACTATACCGATGCCCGACTTGATGTGACAATCATAGGTTCCCCAATCACCGACAGACTGATCTTTGGGCGGTACACCATTGCGCAAATTGCCGAAAATCTACTATACCCGTTCGAGTTCTTTGCCATCGACATGAAAGTGAGATTTGAGGTTGGAAAGGAATGTGTTTCTGAAATCCTTGAAGCCGATCCGGTATGTTAGAGCAGTACCTAATCCAGATCATTGAGGCCATCATACTTGGCCTATGGGGGTTCCTTTGGATTGAGATTCTGGTTACTCCATCCGGGATATTCTCTTTTCTTCCAAGGTGGTATTTCAGGTTGTTTGACAGAGAAAACCCAAAGCATTTTGTGATTGCAAGTGCATTGGCCAAACCCCTGTTTGAATGTGCAACCTGCCATGCTGGATGGATTGCACTAATTACGAATTGCATTTTAGCTGAGTTTTTTTCATACTATGGTTTTATGTCCGTGACTGTTTCGATGGTCACGGCCTTTTTTGTTTCACAATGGGCAAACAGATAACAAATGCAACTTAAAAAACTACCACGGGACGAAAACGGACACTACCTGCGGCACTTTACCGCCAACGGCCATAAATACATCATCCGTTCCCGGGAAGATGGCCTAGGCATCCACCGTACCTCCGAATTCCTAAAAATGGAACTGGTAAACGGGATTGGGATGGGCGTTGGTGAGATTGACGAACGGTTGAAGGACATTCAATTTGAAATCAATCAATTTGGTAAGGGTAAGGGAGACTTTGCCAAATGCGGACTACTGATCAAAGTCCTACGTGAAGAGATACTGAAGGTCACAAGTGCCAGGTATCCGGTGAATTTCCTTTTCTGTACGCTGTTCATTGTACGCGAAGGTGAGGACATGACCAAATGGATCATTGACGAGCAGAATGAGAAGATTGACGACTGGAACCAGGAAGGCTACAATGAGATTGATTTTTTAGAATTGGGGCTGAGTATGGTGAGAGGCTTCGCCGAGACCTCCGCAAAGTATTCCCAACAGCCGGGAAGTCAAACAAAGGAGGCGGTGTAAAAAATATTTACAGGTACAGGCTTGAAAATGGTAAAACCATTGACATTTTTGAGGAAACAGATAACAACCGTATCGACATGATTGATTTCATCATGTCTTATTCACCCTTCACCCTGGCCGATCTGCTTAGTGTACACGAGTTGGAGTTTTTCAAACTGTACGCCAAAGCTCAGGTCAAGATGAGGGAAAAAATGAAGGCTGGAAAGCTTTAAAATAAGTTACTATGGCGGTTGAAAATGTAGTTGACCTGAAGTTGAATTTTGATGATAATGGGGTTGTCAAGATTCAGGAAAAACAAATTGAGCTTGTCAAGCAACAGGTGAAGGCATTCTCCGATATGGAGAAAGCTATAAATTCTGTCTACGATGATTCTGTTACACAATCAAAAATGTACAACGATGCAATCAGGCAGAATCTACAGGAGTTAAAAGCTCAAGACCTCCAGCTCAAAAAGACATCGACAGCAGCGGATTTGTACAATAAGGCTTTAGACAGAGCCACTGATATATTTGGTCAGTTCAAAGATCAAGCCACAGGGGCAATAAATGGCCTAAAAAACTACGCCAGCGGTTTGGTCGCAAGTGCCAGGAGTGCAACCGGGTTTGTCAAGGTCCTTAAACTGGTTAGAGTCGCATTGATTTCTACTGGCATAGGTGCCATTGTCATTGCGTTGGTCGGATTGGTTGCAGCATTTGGCCGAACAGCAGCAGGCGCCGAGAAGATGGCACAAATATTCAAAGGATTGACCGCAACGGTTGATGTTGTGATTGGCAGATTCGCCACGGTGGGCAATGCCATAATTGGCCTGTTCAATGGCACTAAAACACTTTCCCAGGCGACAAAAGAAGCAGCCGGTGCATTCAATGGACTTGGTAAGGAAATGAAGGCAGCATTCACCGAGGGTCAACGGATTGAAAAGATTTATCAGCAGCTCGAAAAATCAGCGCGGCAATTGTCGGTAGACGAAAGCCAGGTTGCTAAAAGAGTGGCCTATCTTCAGTCGGTTGCAGAAAAAGAGGGTATATCCGCAGGTAAAGCTATCAACGCAATATCCGCAGCTCGAAAAGCCGAAATTGACATCACCGACCGGAAGATTGAGCAACAGGAGTTTCTTTTGAAGAATATTCAAGCCGAAATCAAACTTTCAGGCAGATTAGGGGCGACTAAAGAGCAGCTTGACAAAGAAGCTGAAGCCCGAGTTGAGTTGAATGCCCTGGAGACTGACCGTATCAATTTGGCGGCTGAATACTCCTCACGGGTTGAACAGATCAGGGAGCAACAAAGACAGGAGGCTAAAGAACGAGCCGACCAACTTAAAAAGCTCCGTGAAGATTACCAAAAACTCCTTGGAGACCTGGAGAAAAGACTGGATAAAGCAACGCTGGGTTCATTGGATGGATTGGACAGGATTTTGGCTGAAAAAGATGCTGCCATTTTAGAAATCATTGAACTCCAATCATCAATTGAAAACGCTGCTAAAATTGCAGGTGTAGCGATACCGCAGGCTGTTCGTGATCAGGTTTCTTCCCTATTGGGTCTTGTTGATTCAGAGTTTAAAAAAGCAGTCCAGGAATACAAGGAGAAAAACGGGATTGAGAACTTTGAGTTGCTGCCTGGATTGCAGGACAGGCAAAGGGCAAAGGAGCTTGAAAAGATAGTCAAGGAGAATGCATTCAACGTTGTAGATGCTGCTGGACAGGGAGCAGGTGAGGCACTGTCTGTATTTGACAACATCAAACAAAAAATACTTGATTCCCTCAATTTAAGTGAAGAGCAACTTGGTTTCATCACCGACCAGATCAGCAGTACAATAGCCTCAATTGATAGTATCATTAGCTCAGGAATTGAACGACAGATCGCAGATAACGAACGACTGATCAAATCAATTGAGGATCGGGTAAAGGCTGCTGAAGACGCTTACAATGAGGAACTGAAGTTGCAGGAGGATGGTTTTGCCAATTCTGCCAAGCTCAAAGAAGATGATCTGAAGAAAGAACAGGCGAGGTTACAGGCGGCTCAACAGAAGAAAGAAGAGTTGGAGAAACGGGCGCTACGTCAACAACTCATCGCAGACTCACTTGCACAGGCTTCACAGTTAGCCCTTGGTGCCGCAAAGGTCTTGACCGCAGAATCATCCAAGGGTTTGGTTGGTATCGTCACCGCGGCGGCAGGTATCGCCTTGTTGTTCCGTATCATTGCACAGGCACGGGCCAATGCAGCCAAGTTTTCCACACCTACAAAGTTCCGTGGTGGTGGTCAACTCCTGGAAGGTCCATCCCACGAGCAGGGGGGTATTCCCATTGTCATTGGAAACAGCCGGGTAGTTGAAGCCGAGGGAGGCGAGTTTGTCATTCGTAAAAAATCCAGCATCGTAAACGAGGAGTTTTTCCACCGGGTGAACCGTGGAGAATACGACCACCTTGACCTTACCAAAACCATTGAACAGGCCAACCAGGGGCGGGAGCTTGCCAGACGTTTCAATGCGATGGGTGAAACCGGTAGCCGTATGGCCGCACAATACAGAGCCAGGGACAATTCAAACCAAAATAGAGCCGATGACAAAGCGATCTCAGATAGACTGGATAGATTGACCTACGTTGTGGAGAATGTTCTTGATACCTTACAGGAGCGACCCGTGATCACTCCCATTGACACCGGATACCGGAAGGAATACCGCAAGGGCCGCACCAGATACAAAGAAACGTTCCGGCCAAAAGATTGATACTTTAGAAATAATCCTGCAAATTGTGGGTATAAAACAACACGATATGCTACACTTTTTCAGAAGATTCAATCTATTTGGTAAAACGGGAGTGAATGTCGGGAAGACTGGCGCATCTGTTTCAAGCCGTGGAAAACGTGGTTCAATTGGAACATCTGGATTTTCAATCAAGACTCCAGTCAAAGGATTGGGTTTTAGGTTCAAATGGAGCAGTTTATTTTCGTTGCTTTTGGGAGGTAAGAGGTAAAATTTTTACACTATAAATAAAAAGGGTTTTTTGGTTTGTAATTATTCAAATTATTCGTATAATTGCATAAAATGAATTTTTCACACAAAAAAACCATCGTATGGAAAAGATTTCAGCTCCTAATTTTGGAACTCTTATTCTCCAAGTAAATGGCACTTCGCCGTTGGTTCAGAACCGTTTTCCGGCAAAAGTTCAAGTTATGCTGGAAGAGAAAATGAAAGCTGGTAGCACCGCTTCATCAAAAAAAACCAGAAAAGCAAGAGATTTCGACTCTGACTTTGAAGAAGCGCAACACAAAAGTGATGAGGGTTGGGTTGGGGTTCCTGCATCTGCATTCAGAAACGCTTGTATTGATGCTTGTCGAATGGTCGGTTTCAAGATGACGCATGCAAAAATGTCCATCTTCTTTGAGGCAGACGGTTATGATGCTCAGGATGGCACTCCATTGGTTAAGATCATTGCAGATGAGCCAGAAAAAGTAACTCACCCAGTGAGAAATGCGACTGGCGTCGTTGATCTTCGGGCGCGGCCAATGTGGCGCAAATGGAGTATCAATCTCAGGGTCAAGTTTGACCAAGATCAATTCACTCAAAACGACGTACTTAATTTGCTGCTCAGAGCCGGGCAACAGGTGGGTATTGGCGAAGGTAGACCATACTCCAAATCATCCAACGGGATGGGGTGGGGTACTTTCTTAATCAACGAAGAAGCATACCATGAAGTGTGAGTACAAATTTGCTGAAGGGTTTCGGGCAAATGGACTTGATCCAGAAACAACCTACAAAGAGCTTGAGAAGATTTCAGAATCATCTGGGCTTACTCCGAATGCTGTTCTTGAGTCGGCAAAATCACCTACAAGTCCATTGCATGGATACTTTGATTGGGATGATGATTCCGCTGCAAATAAATTCAGAATCGGACAGGCTCAAACCCTCATTCGCTCTATAAAGATTGAGGTTATAGGGGTTGAAAGAAAGGAATATAAACCTTATGTTCGGGTTGTTCAATGCAACCAACCCTCTGTTTACCTAAACCTAAGCAAGCTCAACGAGGATCAATACAAGCAGGTATTGAATGATTTTAGACGGAAAATAGATTCTGCTCAAAAATCCCTTGATGAACTGCTTGCTTTTGGTGAGTCTACTTTCAAGAATGCGAAGAAAGCCAAAAGGCTGATGTCTCAATTGAAAGAAGCTGTTGCTTGATTCGGCAGGCCAGTCCAGGAGAGGCAAGGCACGGCGAGGCACGGCTTGTCGCGGCGAGGTGTGACGAGGCAGGCGCGACAAGGCATGAAGTGGCACGTTGAGGCGTGGACGGGTAAGGCATGGCAGGTAAGGCGAGGCGCGGATTGGCGAGCCAAGGCAAGGTGCGGATTGGACGGGCAAGGCAGGCACGGTTATTTTTAGCGGCACGGCATGGCAAGCCAAGGTAAGTCGATGCGTAGCAGGCCAGGCATGGCGAGGACGGGCGAGGCGCGGATATGCAGGCACGGGATGTCGCGGACAGGAGAGGACTGGCGGGGTCAGACCTGGTTATTCAAGGCCACAGGGCGGTACATGAAGATTGTGCCGCCCTTTCTTTTTTAATTATACATAATCAAAATATATTTTCCCATATTGTAAACTATGCGTTTTATTCATAAATTTGCATAAAACGTATTTTATGGCAATTTCTAACGCGGATTTCCCGCAATACAAGGAAAGTTTTTTGAAGGATAACACCATCCACAGGGGATGGGTTTTGGTTCGACGTGTGAGTGACAACATCCTTTCCGTTTGCCGTAAAGATCACGTTGACCAATACAATGATCATGTCATTGAACCTTTTGAAGCCAAAGAAACCGCTCCCACGAAATCGAAACCGGGACCTAAAGCCAAAGCCAAGGAAACCCTTGGAGCAGGCGAAGTTGATCCAAACGCTGAAGAAGCCTAAAGCAAAAGAAAATGCTGTACATACCAACTCACAAACGAACTGGCCGTGAATACTCACCCGTAACTGAGGCGAGAATGAATGAATTGAAGAGTCACCCCGCAACGGCTGATTCTTTCCGTTTTAAGGCCATCGAAGAGCAGTTTGTACCGCAGCCTCCAATAGAACCTGGCGCGACTTCCGCTAAGAAGTCAAAGAAAATACAAGCAGACAACGCAGATAACAATGAGCAAAACATTGATTCAGGGGATAGCTCAGAACCTCTTCAACAAAACTGACGACGAGCTGGCCGGGCTTTTCGGCGAAACAGAAGATGCGCAGATTGACGAAAGCAAAGCCATTGAGTTTTTCAAAAACGAATTGGCCGCAAAAGTCAAAAGTGTGACCGACAACCAGCTTTTGCGCGGCAGAAAAGAGGCCCACAAAAGCTGGGAGGATACTTTGAAGTCTCGGGCAACGGCTCGCGAAATTCAATTGTCGTCAGATTTGAAAGGAGAGGCACTGTTTGATGCTTTTTTAGAATCCATCACGCCACAATCCGGCGTAAAGGTTGATGAATTGACCCCTGAGGAGCTAAAAAAACACAAAGCATTTCAATCTGTCCTGGATGGAGAAGTAAAGAGCCTGAAGCAGCTACTAACTGAAAAAGAGCAGGCACTTGAAACGGAAAGGAATTCAAACCTGATTCGACAAAACAAGGATGTTACCGTCAAATCCGTATTTACTGCCTTGGAGGCAGCAAAGTGGAAGAAGGGTGAAACGGATGATGAGATCGGTAAGCGAGAAGCTGTAATCAACGATCTCCTTATCCTTTACACTGGCAATTTTTCCCAGGTCAAACCAAGCCCTGACGGTAAAAAAATCTACTTCATTGATCAGGATGGGGAGTACAAAAAAGACGACCTACAGGAACCTATCGATGTGGTAAAATTCATCCTTGAAAAGCAGCCTTTCGGTACACATACTTTCGACCCTCAAAGGGGGTCATCTGGTGCAAATTCTGGACAAAACCAATCCGGCAGTGGCGACTACAAAGTTGTTGACGGGGTTAGTCTGGAAAGCGCTCTCAAAGGCATTACTGATCCATTGCAAAAAGCAAAGATCATCCGGGCTTATTCCGCGACCATGAAATAAAGTGCTACTGCCATCACTGTAAAATCAATTTACAAACATGGCAGCAGGAGATTTTTCCGCAAGTCAAATCCTCGACGCACAAGCCAAAGTGCAAGAGTACTGGAGATCGCCCGGCCCCTGGAACGCTGAATTCTCGCATCCAGTGGATACAGTCCGGGCCTTGTTTTCCAAACAAACCGCAAGTGCATCCGATGTGCAAAACGGTGGCCGGGTAATTGGTCAGCGTGTGTATTGGCCTAAATCCGGGGTAGACTCAATTACCCACAACGGTACAGCTGCTCCATCCCTGGACTGTACCCTTGAAAACGGTACGCAGCTCGAAACTGACGACAAAACCTACACTGACAACGTTTTTGTTTTCAGTAATGTGGCCTTGACTGAAACCGATCTGCGTCAAAAAAACATGTACTCGCCTGAAGAGTTGATTGCCCAAACGCTTATCAAGGGCATGAACGACATCCGTAAAAAGCTGAACGTTCTTGGGATCAACTTTTTGAACTCCAACAAACAAGCCAACCTGGATACTCTGGTGACAAGTAGCGACCTGGGCAATGGTAACTGGGCTGTGAATGCAGACTTGGCAACCATTGAGATTCCAGTTGACGACGCCAAGAATGAAGATGCTATCGTGGAATGGGAAACCGTTCTGCGTAACAACGATTTCAACGGCAGCTACTTCATCATCTCAGGCCGCAAAAACTGGCGTTTGGCTTTTGATACCTCCATGTACAAGGCCCGTAATGACGACCAACGCAGCATCATGGCCACTTTTGGGGCTTATGATATGTTTTGGGATGTCCGTGACCTTGACCAGACGCTCACCGGATTCAACTCCTTCGCGGTTGATCCAAATGCTTACCTGTTTGTCAACAAGTCGTATTCTTCATTGGTGCCCGTTCAAAAGAGTGAAACACTGTGGGAGTACTACATTGAGGATCCTGACCTGATGATCATGGAGAATGGTGTAATGCGCCCAGTTCGTTACGAGGTAGTGATGCAACGTAAGTGTAGCACCCGTAACTCCGACACCTCCATTGCACTGGATCACCAATTTGAGATCAAGTTTTTGGGCCAAAAGAACGTCGCACCTGCGGGTATTGATGGCCAGACTGGTATCCAGAAGCTGAAAGCGGTTTAACCAATTTTCATTCACATTTTTCAAACTGAAAAAATGAAACCACAAAATATCGGCTTTGCACTTTTCGCAATGCTTTGTATCGCTCTTTCTTTTGCCTTCTCTTCGGACAATCCGCAGAGTTTTGGGGCCACAAATACAACCTCCAATTCGGTGATTTTTGCCCCCACGGCATCCACTGGAACTTCCACCAACACCGAGCTGGATACCATCACTTTGGCATCTGCCTTGACTAGCAAGTGGACGGGGTGCGTACAATTATCCACCACCTCCACTTCTGGAACACGAAGCCAAAAGGTTTTGATTTACGAAACCAATGTGCGGGCTGGAACGGGCTGGATTTTGATCGATTCCACGAGTTCGACTTCAGCTACCGTATCGAACGTCAGAAAAGCCGGAATTGAAGTAGGCGGCCAACGGCAAATGTTCGTTGTGAAGTCAACGGGTACGCAAGTATCCCCGTATTCATTGCAGTTGGTCTACAAAAAATACTGATCATGGCAGAGTGCTTGGAAAACCTAGTAGGGCTGACAGATATTGATTGCGAGTGTTTTTCTGACTTGCAACCTGAAGGATGGGACACATCCGAATCGGGGCGGTATCTGACTGATCCCGAAGTAGGTTTTCCAACACTTGAAGCCGTGTTTCAATCAGTTGATTGTGGGAATGAGTTTTGGGCCATGATGACCAAGGCGCGAACGGATGCCATTCGGGAATTCCGTCACGAGCTGGGGATTATGATGAAAAAGTACAACAACCCACGGGTTCCAGCTTTTCGGGGCTTGATCGGTGAAGTAAAGTACCGTTCAAGATTCACGACCAACAACACGTATTTGGGGGTTCTTTTCAAGTTCCCATGGTGGCGCGACGCTGAACTGAAGATTACCAGGATTGGCCTGAACATTTCGGTTGCTGCAACGGTGGAGGTTCATTTCATTTCCAATGATCCTGATAACTTCCCGGCAAAGACTGTGGAGATTGAAACCGTGGCCAATCAAACCACATTCGTGGATATTCCAGAAGAAGATTCCCCCTACATCCTGCCCTTTCACTCTGAAAACAGAGACGATCTGATTTACGCGGTCTATTACACCTTACCTGAAGGTGCCAGGGCGAACGAGAATAAGATCACCTGCGGGTGCAAGGGTGATGATCCAATCCGGCGCGGGACTTTCCTGACAGGAGGATTCACCTCTGACACACTTGACGAACTGGAAGACATCACACCGGGCCACAGTGCAAACGGGCTTTCGGTTGGGTGTTACCTGGATTGCGACTACACCAACTTTCTGTGTAACCTGGCTGAACTATCCGGTCAAGACCTTTTGGATGATGCAGCGGCGGCCATACAGGCCAAAGGAGCCGCCAAACTCATTTCAATGGTTCTTGATACAGGCAGGATCAACAGGTACACACTCAAACCGATTGAGGAGCTGTACGGACGTCGCACACGGTTACAAAACAACTTTGTTGAGTATGTAACCGCGATTTCAAAAAACTACCGACCTGAATTATCAGGCTGCTGGAAATGCAAATCCAGCGATACCTGGCAACGTCGGGCAATAAAAGCTTGAAAACAATGGCTATAAATCAATTTTTAACGTGCCCGGCAGATTGCAACGATGATTTGAATTTGGGCGCATTGGACATTGATCAGGACTGTACGAATTATGACTTATACGACAGTCAGATTTGCGATGTTCTGATTAAACCAGACTCGGCTCTGGTTGATCCGATTACCTGGGGAACAATCTCCCCAAAGACAGCCGAAGTTGACTTGGAGCAAATTGACAACAGCAGTATTGATGGCACCCTTTCCAAGTTACTTTCGGGTATTGGTGGAATTGCGGAGCCTGAAGAGGTTATTGCCAATTATCCCAAGCTCAAAACCAAGGTTACTAAGTACATCTACACAATGAACTTCCGTATCCTGAACTTGTCCGAAGATCAGTACGATACCTTGCGGCAGTTCCAATGTGGATGGACTTCTTTCACCTTCCGTTACGTTTCACTTGGTGGTTTCATCTACGGCGGCGAAAACGGGATTGTTCCAAAGTCAGCCCGCACCATCTTCCCAAAAGGAGAAGGTGATACAGACAAAGACGAATGTATCCTGCGAATTACCTGGGAGGCCAACGGTGATCCAGACCGTAATATTTCGCCTTTCTAATATGCATTTTATTCAATCTCTTGCAATCAAATGCATATGAAAAAGCTACTACTAGCACTGATCGTTTTTTGTAATGGGATTATCCTCAATGCGCAGTCCACTGATCCGGCGGGCTGCGTATTTGAGGGCTCATTGTATTCGGATAGCTCAGAGGTAGTCATTGGACTACCTTTTGTTTTGTGGATTCGTGACAATGGCACGGGCTGCCAATTGGCCGTACAGTACGCCACTCAGACCGGGAACCCATTTCCAGTAAAGCCATCGACTATCATTCGACTTCTTGATGACTACAATGACATCATTGATCAGGCCGGAGCTGGAGTAGTAGAATTCACTCAAAACAGTGTGAATTTTGCGGTGAACAGGGATTGGGTCGAAGCGGTATACGAGGGAAGTTCTGGCGGGGCTATTATCGTAATCCGCGACGGTCGTACCCGGTTTTTGACAGATGAATCATACGCCATCATCAGGGCCCGGTTTATTGTGTGCCCTCCAACAGGCCCCCCCTCCTACCTGATCGATGCAGAAAATGGTTTGTATGTAGCCAATGATACGACCGTGCGCATGGGGGGCTTTTTGATTGAAAATACACGGGTGCAGCTCGAAGGCTACCCGCTAACTTTTATTGATACGACGGCCAAGCAAAGTTTTGGCGTTGGTGCTGGTACTTTGCCGGGTTATTTAGGGGACACGGTAGGATATTTCGCCAGGCGTTCAGGTGGATTTAGGCAGTTTATTTTACAGGGAAATAGATACAATCAAATTGTAATCCGGGACACTTCAAGCGTTTTTGGGGATTACGCTGAAATTTACCAGGGGCTTTATTTTGGGGACAAACCATTCATGTATTTTGATGTGACCGACAGAGAATTTGATGGTAAGATTTCGAGAATTTCAATTGACGCTGACAGCGTATCGTTTAGGAATAGCCCTTATTTATCGTCGATCGATGCTTACATAAGGTATTTCACTGCCAAGGCTGGGCGTATTTCCATGGGCGCAATTGAGGGTGAATTAGGGATAACAGGCACCGGGGTCGAAATGGGCGCTTATGGGTATGGCGTTGGAGGTGGCGCAAGTGAGTACCTGTTTATGAAAACCAAGGCTGTTGATAATGGTACCGCCAGCGTTGGGCAATACCTCAAACTTTTAAATACTAGTACGGGTGAAGTAGAATTTGCAACAATCGACCTTTCAGGATACCTTCAAACTTCTGACACCGCCGCAATGCTTGACCCATACATCCAAGGCGCTGGATCGGTGAACAGCTTGGCAAAATTCACGGCTGGGCGGGTAATTGGAAATGCTGCAATAACGGAAAACGGGAGTCGGGTGGTGATGGGGCTGCCGATGCAGTTGAAGGAATATTCTTTAGTGGGCCTGCCAACCGGGGTAACAAAGGACATGTACTGGATTACGGGTGAGGGGCCTGCTTGGTATCAGGGGGCGAGGTTGGCGTATGGGCTGGAAAGTACGTTTAACCGGGGGACAAGCACACGGATTCCTTTTTTTGATGCGAATGGACAACTTACACAGAGTATAAATCATGCGTATAATGTTTCAAATGGTGCATTTTCAGTAGGTACACCGATACTAGCAAACATCGGATCAAGTTTTTTATCTGAGTTACCCATTACTGCGGCTTTTTATGGTACGGTTAATAATGGAGTAAGGTCTAGTTTTACTATTTCTACAGCGGGGTGGGGAAGACCCGGTGCGACGACAATTTCCGTTAATGGATCACAGATACACGGATATGACGGATTCCTTCACTTTATAAATAATGGTTTTGCTGGAGGAAGTGTTTCAGGTAGCGGATTTTTCACTTCGAAAAACTATATACTAGGATATACACCGGGCCCATCAAACACTTCGAATCTATTTATAAATTCTACGAACATAAATGAGTACACGCAAGGTGCGAATTACCCGTCAGGATCGAATTATTACAATATAGAAGCATCTCTTCAATCAGTCATAGCAGCAAACAATACAGGCCAAACAGCAGTTCGAGCAGGACTACAAGTATCTGGCAGGTATCTAAATTTTAAAAACGATCAAGGGGTTGTAATTGGTTCGACTAATGCAACGACATCAGTGCCAAACTCTTCTGCGGCATTAGACATAAACTATTCAACAAGAGGACTTTTACCCCCACGTGGTAGTGCGACAAGTAATATTACAAGAGGAATTGGTTCGCTGACAATTGTGAGTGGTGGGAGTGGATACGGAACTGGAACTGGAGTAGTAATTACTATATCAGGGGGAGGGGGTAATGGTGCAGCTATCTCGTTAACATATACAGCAGGAGTGATTACAGGCGCTACTTTAATTTTACGAGGTACTTCATATACTTCTGCTCCTACAATAACTATATCCGGTGGAACTGGAACTGGTGCGGTGATTACGTGTGCTTTAGACCCATATCCCGATGGTCTTATGTATTACAATACAACTACTAAAACACATCAATACTACCAAACTACAAATAACCGATTTCAAGATTTTGGAAGTTATCAATCAGATAACTTACATGTTGTTGATTCTTTTAGACTGCAAAACACTCCATCGTTAAGCAGTATCACAGGACTACTCACACGCGATGCAAACGGGTGGGTCGGGCTCGCTAGTGTTGGAACGGGGTTAAGTTATGCAGCGGGGGTATTGTCCGTAACGGGGGGCACCGGGGGTGGAGGCAGTTCGATCCTTGATAGCTTGGGCAACGGTTCAATCACAATCGACGCAAACACCCATGATCTTTTGTTCGACGATTTGGGCACATTCAGGGTCACCCAAACGGGGGGCAATGAAATCAAAGTCAATAGCACTGAGGTATCAATTTTGGGTAAGGTGAAGGCAAAACAGGAAGGTTATTACACCATAACCAGTACGTCAAGCCCGCAAACCCTAAGCAACGATTATTCAGACAATCTCATAAACCAGGGGGGCACCCAAGCAAGTTTTACATTCCAATTCCCTGCAAGCCCAGCAGACGGGCAAATCCTTACGCTTACCTACAACAATGCAATTAGCACATTGACTCTCGACGGGAATGGGAATACAATCGTGGGTTCAGCCGTAACAACTGCGGTAGCTGGAAGCCAACGAAAGTTCAAGTTTTACTCAGGAATTGGCTGGGTCAAGATTTATTAATCACAACACAGATAACATGAAAAACATCATCTTTTTGTTGCTTTTTGCACCACTTTTTGTTTTTGGTCAATACTCCGAAAAGGATGTAAAGTCCGATTCAAGTTGGTACTTCATCCAAAAAAATGCGTGCGACACCCTTGTTTGGTGGGAGGGCCACGAAATCACACTGAAGGACGGGCGCAAATTCCAGCCACTCCCAGCCCCCATTGGATGGAGCGATAAAATTGATTGCTCTACAATGCCTGATGCTTTTATCAAGGGCCGTGACACCGCGCAGCTTTACGCTTATTTTGCCAATACCAGAATCATTGATCCAGGTAGGCAGCAAGCCAGAGCGGCGCAATTTATGATCTTTGAAAACCTATACAAACGCCAATTAAAAACCCTTGATAAAACGTTCCTCAATTCTGGTTTACCCGGGCTGTTTAAGTTTGTGGAAAAAACCTACGGGGAGCAAATGCTGGGTGCTTACAAATACGTAGCCATTGCCACCGATGGGAAACAAAGTATCAATGCCGCCGAAATCATCAAGCGCCAAAATGGAAACTATGCTTTAAAGGTAGGTCAAAACACCTTCGCATTAAACATCTACGGCGACGAGTGGATTGAATTGGTCGGCTTACCTGGCTCCAAATCCGTTTCACTATTTAAAGTCGGAACAAAAGATCGATGGTCAAGCCCCAACCTTGAGCACCAGCTGGTGAGCAATGACAAATTCATTATCGATGCAAAAACGGTGAAATGAAAATCCTGAAATCGAATTGGACATGGGTGGTTTTATGGGCACTTGTCATCTTGTGGGCATCATCATGTGATCCAGAACCCCTACCATTCCCAACGGATTTTCAAACCGTAAAAAAGGGTAATAACTACGCCACACCCCGCCAGGTTAAACCAAGAATTGCCCCCGATTCTGTGGGCTGGATTATACGTTTTATGCCAAATTGCGCATACATACTATACTCCACAGACGGCACGGTTTCGGTAGATCAGCATGACTGGAATAAAACCTGCGGGCTCATGTTTCACCCCTACGACCCGCATGTAAACACGGCCATGTTGGGATGGCGGCATAACATTGAAGCCCGGAAGATTGAAGTGAATTTTTACCACCACATCAGCAAAGAACGAGACTACACACCACCACTACACGCCTTTGACTTTGAAGATGGCTTTGAATACCGGATAGTACCACGATACAGCGACGGAACGATTACGGAAACACTGTGGACATTGGATGGAAAACTGATCAAGTGTATCCAGTTCCAGTTTCCAGACTTGAAAGACAAATGGAAGATACTTACGCATGAGATAAACCTGTATTTCGGAGGCAACCGTAAAGCCCCGCAGGATGTGACGGTCTACAAACGACTTGTAAAATATTATTAACCAGCCAGTCCCCCGACGAACACTGTAATGAAATACAAACAACTACTTGATGAAATCGGAATGTCAGCACCCGCCATTTTTGCCGGGATCGCTGGAGGGTCGGTGATTGTGATGAAATACCGGGACATATCCTTACGCCGGGCTATGGCCATTGTAGTGGCGTCAGGAGTTGCAGCAGGGTATTTGACACCGTTGGTCATTCACGAAACAGGTATGAATGAAAAGTTGATGGGGGCCGTTGGGTTTTGCATTGGACTGCTTTTTATCTTGATCCTAGATGTGGTGATCGCCTATGTCAAATACTCCTCACTGCACCCCAAAGAAATGCTTGGGATTCTGATTTCAATTATTCCATTTCGTAAAACCAAAACGCAAAATGAAGAGACTTTTATTGATGACAATGACCCTGTTACTGAGCTTGACGGCGGTCCTGAGTCAGAGTCGGATCAACAAGGACAGCCTTAAACGGTACGAAAAGCTACTGAGGCAAGAAAAAAAGGAATTCAAATACAACCTTGGAAAAGGCGGGTACGATGTAGGCATTTTCCCGGGCGAAAGCCCAGCTTTCCAAGTTCGCACGACATCACAACCATTGGCGGCGGTATCCTGGGGGGCAACTTTGGTAGGTGGTGGTGAATATCGATCTGCGATTGCGGCCAAGGCTAAACGCTTGGTTATTGTTGATGTATTTGACACCGGGGAACCTGACCATGCAGACCTACAAGGCACCAAGCTTTTTGCAAAATCCTACACCGGAGAACCAACGGCAGATGGCCACGGCCACAGCACCCACGTAGGTGGTACCATCGCGGGCAATCCTTCAGGTGGGCTTATCTCACCAGCAGCAGGATTGGTTGACGCTGGGAAGATCAAAGTAGTTTACCGAAAGGTTTTGTCCAACGGGGGGTCAGGGTCATTTACCTGGATTGAGAATGCAGCCCGTGAAGCCCTGGCAGATGCAAAAGCCAATATTGCCAAAGGTTATTTCTGTATTTGGAATTTCTCATTGGGCGGAGGCTCCAGCGGTTACGCTCCATTAGACGCACTTTTCACTGAAGCCCGTAAAGCTGGAGTGTTGGTTTTTTGTGCTACCGGGAACAGTTACAACCGGGGGGTGAGCTACCCTGGCAACTACAAAGACAACATCGGGATCGCAGCTGGTAAGCAGGCCGGACAAACCATCGAGCGGGACAGCTATTCGACCTTTGGGCCTGAGACGTTCTTTATTGAACCAGGCTCCCAAATCATGTCCACCATCACCGGGCAGCAATACGCCGCATGGAGTGGTACCAGCATGGCCACGCCACACGCATGTGCAATAGCCGCGGTGGTAGCCTCCGTAAATCCGACCTGGGCAAGTGAAACCGTTTTAGAGTTCATGCGATCCAAAGCCTACGATCTACCACCGACTGGCCGGGATGAAAACAATGGTTGGGGATGGCATCGGTTTGTTAACCTACTGGACGGGGGCACCCCTCCTCCCCCACCACCTACGCCCTGCACCGCTCCACTACCTTCGCAGATCACAGCGACGGCCATAACGAGCACTTCGGCTCAATTGGTGTGTAATGCTACTGGAACAGTGTATTTGTGGCGCTGGCGACCACAAGGAACAGCCACATGGGCAAATTCGGAAACAGGGAAAGGAGCTTTGCAGGTGAACGGATTGCAGGCGAACACCACCTACGAGGTACAGGTTGCAATCAAGTGTAGCACGGGCCAATCCATCTACTCCAGCTCAGTTCTTTTTAAAACAATTGGTAGTACTCCGATCCTACCTGTAAAACCTGAAGTGTGGACTGCAAATCTGGCCATTCCACCAGGAGATGTTTTTTATCAGTCGTGGAAAACTCAAGGTCAAACCCAAAGCCAACAGCTCAAAATCCGGGCCCTGGCATTTGAGGTGACTACCAACCTTTACGGGGACGCGATTTACGACTTGGTACAAAAAACGGTTTCCAAGTTTTTCCAAAACTCCATGTTGATTGTCCGAGACAAAGACGACTACGTGACCACGACTAGCTGGACGGCTCATTTTCTTAGGATGCACCTGGAGCGGGAACTGGCGACTTACAATGTGAAGGTCAAGGTGACCCACATCACCGGAGAGGATGCAATGGCTCGATACTGCGAGTTTACAAACCCTACTATGCCGCTTGTACTTGACACAGAAACTTTCAGCGCAGAATTGAAGGAGGTACAGCCCGGCACGGTCCGGTGGTGGTACGAATATTAAATCACAACCAAATAATTTTTAACGATGATTTTCTCAAAACAAATTCAAGAACTAAAGGAAAAGGCTTGGCCTTTTTGGTTGACCTTATTGGCCAACTTGGGTATCAATACGACCAAAAACGCATTGGCAAAACGACTGCCAGATAACTCACCTGAAGAGATTTTGACTGTGAACCTGGCGTCCATCATGCTGGCCATTGTCAAATTCATGTCGGATGAAATCACTGACAATGCAAAACAGGTACGGGAAGGGTTATTGAAGTGGCTCAATGAGTTCATGACCCCATTTGTTTTCAACCTGTTTCAGCCAACGGTCGAAAAGATCAAGCAGGCCTACAACCGGGCAATGGTGCAATACCTGAAGGATACCACGGAAGAAATAGCATCACTGCTCACCGATTCGATTACGCCAAACAATGAACAGATTTCAGAATACCTCGATGGGGAGTTCCGAAAACCAGAAACCAAAGATTTGGTGATCAATCAATTTGCCAAAGGAAATCTGGACAGCTCTGGTCTTGACGGGGATTTGGTGACGTTTTTGACTGAGGCTCTGGGTATTGGATGGGATGCATTGCTTGGAACCGACGCAAACGCACTGTCTGTGATCAACGTCCAGGAATTGCCAGACGTGAAGATTGTTACCCTGAACATGAAGAATGGAATGGTTGCAACCTTGACTTTTGCACAGGCTGCATAAGAATTTGTTATCTGTGTCCTTGTAATGAAGGGGGTCAATTTGTTTTGGCTCCCTTTCTGCATTCCTCTAATTCCTTTTCAAGCACCTTTAATTTCCCCTGCAATTCCTTAACTTTTTTATTGGCTTCTCTCAACTCCAAAACCCGATCCCTCAAAAGCATCGGTTCATCGTTTTGCAGGAAATATTGGATGTTGATTCCTTTTACCTCTAACGGTGCCATCTTCGCCACCTCCGACTTACTAAATGCCTCCTTTTGGGTTTTTCTGGATACACTGGCCTGTGTAGAATTTATCAACTCAGCCAGCTCAACTTGTGTTACTTTCAAGTATTCCATTACTGCCAAAAGTCGCATTCCAGCGTGCATCTAAAATATTTTTGGTGAAAAACTTGTTTTTAAGTTGCAATATGCGTTTTTTTACATGAAACGCATATTTCATCGCGTTCAACATAATTAAAATTTTAGTAAATGACAACTGTTTTGGAAAAAAAACGGAAAAAGAAATCTGGACAGCCTAGAAAAATGGCTGATACTCATACAAATATGACGGTGGCGGTCTCCGACTTTCTTCTGATCAGGGATGTTCAGGAGATCACAGCGGGGGTTGACATTCCGGTTACGATGACCGCAGCCGTCCGCTTAAGCCTTAGATTTTTCAAGCAAGCTATGGATGAAGGATATTTCAACGACCTAGAGCTTGCTGATTTTATCCAAAAAAACAAAAAGGCATAATCCATTCTTCCTGTTTCACCCCCCCTGGCTTTTTGCTATTTCCAATAAATAACCTACTAACACTGACACTGTAATGGGGAATGTGAACCTTGGTATTGAAACGGAGCTGAAACGCTCTACGCCAGAACAAACCGAATCGGTCATTCTGGATGTAATTTTACTACTGGTCGAGTCTGAGAATTTTAACGAATTACCACTCCGACAACGATCAAACATCACCACCGAATTGGCCGAGCTTGGCCGATTCAAAAAACGATTGGCCAATGATTATGTCGCCCAAGGACAGCAAACTCATTCTGGTTTACCTGGAACAACCTGAGTTTAAAACACTGAAGTTTAAAATGAGTCAGGCGATAAAATCAAATGACTCAGATTCGCCAATCACCAATGAGATGATTTTAGGATTTAAGGCTTGCGTTGGGTTATTCCGGCGCAAGCTCACATCTCAAACCATTGATATTCCAGCAGGGCAAAAGATTGTAAACCAGCATCTTAAAAATTTGGACAGACTGGAGCTTATTTTTTTGTGAAAATAATTATGCATTTTATTCGTTTTAATGAATAATGTGTATATATTTGCACAAGCAATACGCCCAGATTGGAAGCCTGACCGTATTGCAAGGTTTTTTCATGAGACTATGATTTTGAGAATTTGCCCGGCGCTTCCACTCGTAGCTGGGCATTTTCTTTTTTATCACCTTCCAATCTTGCAATCATGAAATACAGCTTCAAAATAGACCAAATCAACTCAATTGAATGGGGATTCAACCCATCAGAAGCACTTCTTTTTGCCTATCTTTTTGAACTTCCATCATGGGCCGAATACTGGATTAGTAACGGC